ACGCCGCTGAATACGCTGTAATATTGGTGCTGTTTCGATTTCGACTGACATAACGCCACCATTTAAGCGTCTCCCAGCTTTGTACGTTCGAGGGCTCTAAGCGGATGAAGGATTTATTATCATCCGTGTAAAAGAAAAAGACCGCATTTTCTATCGTCAAGCCGGGGAAAGTATCTCCGATGTTAAATGCATCCGTAATATACACTTTAGCTTTATGAGTCGCATAGGCATAGCCAAGAGGTGGAGTGCTCTCAAGAAAAATCGAACTACCCATCACTTTTAACCCAAAGCCACTGGCTGATTTTTGGGATTCTATGGTTGGAAAAGCAATAATTTTCACGTAATTCAGGTCATAATCAGCCATACCATTAACGGTGACTTTTCTACCATTCGAACTATACGCGATTTTATCTTTAGTTCCCGAGACATAACGCCGATCACCCGATTGAGTAAAAGTGACTTCCGCTGCATTAAGTGAGACCACTTGAAACCCGTAACCCTCGGGTATTTCATTAGGACAAGTCCACTTATAGGAAAGCCACCCGCCGTCTGGCGATAGCCCGTCACTTCTTTTGACATAACGAGTCCAAAGGTTTGTCGCTGGGGCAGTGTGCTCATTAAACACAAACTCACTGCCGTCTAAATTGCGGATCTTTAAACCGAATAATCTATCTGTCATAAGAACCACCCTACTTCAACGATGCTAATGCCTTTATATTTGAAATAATCACCACGGCTATTTCTAATGACTGAGTGATCACCCTCATGACTGTTTGTCTCAAATACACTATTTTTCATGTCGATACGCATACCCGTTTTACCCGGCACATAGTCCGGTGAGCGCATATCTACTTGAAGAACAATACTACCAATAACCGACTTGTTGATTAGCGCTTCATCGATAAACGCTTGACCATTTTCTATAATGAAAACAGGCTCCAACTTGCCGCTGGAGGGATTGAAAATACCAAAGGTATCGGCGCTGTAACCAATTTTAGTGACTACCTTGCCGTTTTTAACTTCGGCCCCCATCATGAACTTAGCGTCGTAATACTGCCCGTTCCACCAGATGCCCGTTTTGATTGTGTAAATTGCAGAGCCATTTCCTTTATGATCGAAAACAGTTTGCCCACGCAATTCAATCGCCGCCTTGTTATCACCAATTTCTGATTTAATGAGTTCGTTAACTTCCGCTTGCGATTTTTCATTGTCAGAAACTGTTTTTTTAAGAGCCGTAATGCTGGTATTTACATTCTCATACTGCGCATTTAGCTGTAAGAACTTTTCAGCATGGGCCACTTCATTAGTTGCAATAAGCTTGTTGGTTTCAATGATGCTAGCCTTAATTACTCTTGCATCATTGCCTTGCTTCATATTTTGCACAGCAAGCTGTAAGAGCGTTTCCGCTTGGGAAGACTCTTTGTCTGTTTCTGTTTTCTGCATATGAGCAATGTCAGCTTCATTACCCTCGAAGCGGCTGCTTGTTTTCTCCTCATTTTCTGCAACGGTTTTATTAGTGTCAGCTATCGCATTGGTGTTTTTAGTCACTGCTGAACTGACGTCAGAAAGGTCTTTACCTTGCTTATTAATGACTTTTCCTTGCTCATCGATTTGCTGGCCTTTCTCATCAATGTTTTTCTGTAACTGCGCACGAGTTTGCTCAGTGTGCTGGGTTTGGGCCTTATCTTTCTCAGCGATTGACTCAGTAACACGAACAAATGCGGCTTCCGTTTCTTCATTTAAAGCTGAAACTTTTTCGGATAACTTCGCTTGGGCTTTATCCAGTGTGGCTGTTGCTTCTTCCGTACGCTCAACTTGCGCCTTGATTTTGCGATTATCGTTACGGACTTTACTCACTTCCGCTGTAGTTTGAGATGTCGACTCAGCCTGTGATAATGCCTGATCTGCCTGCGTTTTACGTACCTGTGCAAAGTTAGCATGCATTTCTTCATAGATACTTTGCTGATTTTCTTTCGTTTCTGTTGCCGTTTCTTCCAAATTAGCAATAGCCGTTTTTTGAGAATCAACAACACTACTTACATCCGACAGCTCGCGCCCCTGTTTATCAATATCCCCCTTCAGTTTGTCATCACCCGCTTTAATATCCGCAGTGAGCTGCTCTCGGGTTTGGGCGAGCGCCTTGTCTTGTTCAACCTGAACTTTCTTGATATCAGTGATATTTGCCGCTGTATCATCAATATGCGCTTTAAGCTGAACACCTGTTTCCGCTATCGCTTTGTCAGCTGTCGCAATCGCTTTTTCATTCCGTAAAATGCTAGCTTCTGAAGTGCGCAAACGGTCAGTCATTTTGCTAAAGCTAGCAATGGTCTGCATGGCCGTTTCAGCTTGTGCGATTTCCTTGTTGGTATTCGCAATTTCCATGCGAGTGATCGCGCCGTAAATATCGCCAAATTCTGCAATTGTGGTTTGCTTGAACTCAGCCTGTGCTTTTTCCAGTGTTGCAGTGGTTTTCTCAACCCTTGTGATACGCCCTTTGGCTTCATCAACTTCTGCTGTTACTTGGTTGATTTTCTCCGCAGTAGCTTCTTCAAGCGTGACTTGAGCGTGTTCAACGCGAAGAATCGCAGAAGTGTTGTAATCCACTCTAGCACTGATTTGCTCTTGGAAACGCGCTGCGGCGGCATCTTGCTGAGCATTAACTTCTTCAAGTCGGAATATTTTGCCTTCGGTTCTGACTGTCTCGCGTTTGAATTCATATCGTAAGTTCGTTGCATAAATTTGATTTTGCAATGTTGTTTCATTAACGATTGCTAAATCGGTATTAAGGCTTAATACCTTGTTATCGATCTCAATTGTTTTGCTATCGATATCGATAATCTCATGCTTAATTTCAAGCTGTTCGAGTGCAATATCTTCAATTTGAGATTCCATTCGTTTACCAGCTTCAGTACTGAGAAACTTATCGCCAACCGCTTCAAGAATCCCCTCAACATCAGTTGATGATTCACCTAAAACAAGGCTTGTCCATGCTGATTGATTACCGCTTTTATCCACCAGCCTTGCACGGAAATAGAAACGTACGCCCGCTTTAAGACCAGACATGCGATAAGATTTCAGAGGATAAGGTACATCCGCCAGTAACTGCATAGAATCAGCGGTGTTTTCGGGGGAATACTGTAGCTCTGTTTTAAGAGAATCGCTGGTATTTATATCAAAGCCCCAGTCCAATGTGATACCCCAAACCTCTGAGGTCGCCCGCAAGTTAAGTGGCGCTGGTGGATTGCCTTCTTTACCGTTGAGTTGGGCTTCTTCCGCACTGGTCCACACGCTGGAAATTTCTGACGCATTAATTGCCCGCACGCGGACCTGATAACGCCCCGCATAAATGCCATTGACTTCAAAACCCAGTGTCGATGTACGTGGGGCATTTATCCAGTTACCGTTATCTCGACGCCATTCGGCTTCATACGCAATCGCACTCTCAGCGGCTTCCCAATCAACACGCAATGTGGTGAATGCAATACCTTGGTCTACTTGAGAATAGGAAGAAATACGCACGTTTATAGGTGCTGGCTGCACATTGGGTGGAATAACCGTAATTGGCCGTTCATCAATACGCGCCCCTGAATCAATGTGGTCATAATTGTCAGGATTATGAATGGTACCGTTAATAGTGTAAGTATTGTCAGCGTTATCACTGATATTAATCACTCGATACAGTTGAACGGCTAAGTCGTCAGAATCCACTACCCACACGGCTTCTTTTTGTGGCACCTGTGAATATTCAACAGAAACCGTGACCACCTTTTTATTCACCGTCGTGACTGTTCGCCCTTCAGAGCCGCCATGGGGTAAATTCACAATTAAACGGTCACCCGCTTTAATCGATGTAGTTCTATCGAGCGTAATTTTACGGCCATCTACTGATGAAATACGACCACCCGTGTTGCGACCCGCGAGTGATGAATCAGCAACCGCAATAATATGACCAGGAGAAGGTATTGCGCCCTCTAAGCCTGTCGCAAAAGAAATCATGCGGTCATTGGCATTGGTTAATAACGCCCAGCGTCCACGACGATTGGCTTCAGTTCGACGAGTACACCCAATAGCGGATAACTCCACCTTACGTACAGTCTTGTAACGTCTCTGAAGCTTTAAATCGACTACGGGCTCAATATCATCATTGCTGTGGTTATTAATATCCGTAAAAGAAACCAGTGCTTGTGTATAGCGATTCTGAGTACTGCCGCCTGAATAAGAGGGTTTACCGCCCACAATATTCGCATTGGTAAAAGTACGGAAAATACTGGCTGGCATATCAGCAACCGCTTTGACTTTATTGTCCGCCCAGAACGTCATACCACGGAAAATTGCGGCGATATCACGCAGGACGGTATAAGCAGACTCTTGCGATTGAATATACACATCACACAAGAAACGGGGCTCTTTACCGTCACCACCATGTCCATCTGGGACTAATTCGTCACAATATTGTGCAATTTTATACAAATCCCATTTATCAATTTGTGACGCCTTGATACGGTCACCACAGCCGTAACGGTTATTGAGTACCAAGTCATAAAATACCCATGCTGGGTTATTCGTTGCAGCCAGTTTAAACGTTCCATCCCACACACCCGAATAGGTCCGATTAATGGGATCATAATTTGTTGGTACCTTAATCAACAAGCCCCCTTGTGGGCGCACACTGACTTTAGGAATACGGTTATTAAATTGACGGGCATTAAAAGTAATGAATAACAGAGCCGTATTTGGGTACCGCAATTTGGCGTCAATCACTTCCGCAATCGCGGCGATATTAATTCGATCCGCAATACGTGCATTATTCTGGTTTTTCGTTAAACGGCGAACACGAACTTGCCAACCTGTAGAAGCCTTGGGTAAATCAATGCGGTGCGTTCTTGGGTACTCGCTGGTGGTCTTACCGTCAAAGGCGGATTTAACCACGTCTTTATAGCCAGCCCCATCCGTGGAAAGCTCAATGACATAATCGACACGATAACCTGTGGTATCACCGTTATCGTGTTGCTGGAGAAATTGAGGCGCAGACAAGCGAATGCGGATTGCCGATAACTGGGTGTTATTGACCGTTCTTACATATGGCTGGTCGTCTTTTAACTCCATCCCCACCGCAATTTCATTATCAACGGAGGGGATACCTTGAATATATTCCTGATGTTCACTACCAGAACGAAATTTCCACGTCACACCTTCAAAGTTTTTAGAGCCATCCGCATTACCGATTGGGGTATCATCAAGAAAAATACACGTATCATCTAACCCACCAGCAATTTCACCTTCAGAAATAGCAAGCAGTAACTTTGCCGTTGATTCTGCTAATAGACTATCTTTTTGCTCTACGGGTGTCCGAGGTTTGGAACTCCCACCTTTCGCGCCTTGAATTCTCATATTTCACCCATAAAAAAACCACCCGTAGGTGGTTAAGTTGAATTACTGTTGTGTTATTCCCAGTGCTCATCGCCCGCAACTAAATTAAGTGCATAGAATATCGTTTTCTTTTGTTCATCCGTGAATGTGTGCCACATTTGCTGCAATTCAAGTGGTGCATAGTTTCGCCAACAGTGAACTTTTTCTCGCTTATCCCAGTGTGGCTTTTCCCAGTCACAACCTTCAGCAGCGAAATCGACTCGACTGCGAACAATGAATGTCATTGCTGATCCTCCGTGTATATTCCCGCGGAGATAATTGCGCCGCCGATTTCACGGCGTCCGAGCCCGTAAAGTAGTGGTACTGGATTGCCTTGGGCTGTGGTATTGACTGCGCCACCAAAAGCATACGATGGTTTATTATCCGCATCTTGACGCATTGATATTCCGCTTGGCTGAGGTGACAACATTTGCATTACACCACCAATCGCTGTTGCCGCCCCAGCCAGAGCGAGTGCGCCCCCCGCAAAACCGCCAGCACCAAATGCTGCCCAACCAGCAGGCCCCATCATCATAGCGGCACCAATCATGGCCACACCTAAAATAGTCTGAAAAAAGCCACCTCGCTTGCTGCCTTTAATTACTGGTGCGATGCGAATATCTTCGCAAGTATCAAGATGTAGCTCATCTTCAGCAATATTGCGCTTACCTTTAAATACGGCAAACTCCAGCCCTTTAAGATGTGCGTTCGCAAGAAATTGCTCAAATCCATCATAAAGTACGGATAATGCTTTTATGGCTTCACGAGGGGAATCAATCGCTAATTTGTGTTCTCGCCCAAACTGGGTACCGAGTTGGCCATAAAGGCGTATCGTTTTAAGTTCAGTCATGCTAGCTCTTTCCTCCGAACAATTTTTACCGTCCGATCACGCCAATAATCGCTGTAGGGAACACGTCGACTCAGTTGACCATATAGATGATGAAATAACATACCGTCAACTATTACCCCTGCATGGTTGGGAACATCGGCTTGCACTTGCATAATCACCATGTCACCTTCTTTAGGCTCACCAGTGGCGTCGACAAAACCCGCTTTCTGGTAATTATCCATATACAGGTTTTCGCCTTCTTCCCACCAGTGCCTATCGACGCTGTAGTTATGCAGCTCAATACCGTGTTTTTGTCGGTAGTAGTCCATAATTAAAGACCAACAATCTGCATGACCCAGCACAAATGGACGCCCTTCCAACTCTCGTTCTACTCGAGGCTGAATGAGTCGAATATCACCTTCTGGCCATGATGCGATAATCCACGGTAACCCCGTAGCATCACACTGTAACTTATCGATTTCAGAGGGTTGAGTCGTCACACCATCACCACAATGACTATGCACAATCGCTATCAAATCGCCCCAATCTTCGGCAGTGGCATAATCTTCAGGGGAAAGTTCAAAATGTTCGTTAGGGTTATCGGAAAGGTTACTGCAGGGGAAGTATTTTTTGACTCGGCTTTTTTGGCAAATAACACCACAGGCCTCTTTGGGATATTCCGCTTGTACATGCTGAAATATCGCCTCGGTTAATTTCTTTGTGATCATCGTATTAATCCTGCTGCAGGGAACCCTCCAAAGTCCAAAGGCTCATTCTCACCAAAACGTTTTTTACAATCACTGATAAGCCCACCACATTTATCTAACGATGGATCATCGACAGGCTCACCCCGTTCATTGAAGTACTTATTGCCCGTATAGTTACACCCTCGACCGCTCCGATAATCGCCTTTCATACACCAGTAACACAGGTTATGTATCTGGCGAACGGGTATCATCATCCCTTGCAAATCGAATGGGCTCGATAGTTCAAACCCAACGGATCCACCAGCAACTTCACTAATTTTTTGGTCAATGTAATAAACTTGAGAAAAGAACTCATCAGCATTAGCCATGGCGTTCCCGTCTGGAAAGTTTTTAGCATCAAGGTAATGCGAAAAAGTTTCATAAATAGTGACTTTCGCTTGTGCCATATCGTCAAAACGCAAACACAGAGATGAAATTAATCCATCAATATTAGACACTCTCAGTATTGGTCTTGCGGGGCTCCCATCACTATTTTTTGCCATCCCATCTAATTCATAAGGCCATGCACCATATTCGTTACCTTGCCACCAAATTGGCTTGGGTTTTATGTTATCCCCAGCGGCATCAATTTCTTCTGGTGTATGAGGGATATTGTAGGAATGAAAGCGAAGAATAGGTGCATCAAATTCACTACCATCAACTTCTATTAATTGAACTTTATTACCCGGCTCTAGTTTTTGAATGTCTGATGTTATATTCATGCGCTAAATGCCTGTTCAAATGTTGCTGTGATAGTGATCATGCTGCCACCAATAGGTTTCAATGTGATGGAGTCGGCCTTTACTCGATACAGCCCCTTCTCCCCAAAAGGGGGGGTCCACATAAATGATTTTGTCGCATGCCGCCGAATGAAAGCAAAAATGGGCATAACTTCTGTTTTTTGCCCCGTATAAGTAAATGGCCATGACTGAGATTCAGTGTTAATACCATCGCCAGAAACCTGTTTGTAACCATCACCAAACTCAACTTCTTTTACTCGGTGGCGAAACTCGCCTGTTGGCGTCTCCTGTATTTGAGTGCGCCATTTAAATACTTCAGCCATGGTTTTACCTATAAAAAAGCCACCTGCTGGTGGCTGTTATTTACCGTTAATCTTTCGATATAAATTTGATGCTGGATTGCGAAGCAGTTTATTAACACCCGTTTCTACCATTTGTTCGAATTCGCGCGCCACGGCACCATTACTGATTTGACTTGATGAGGCTTGCTGCTGAGAGTTACCAAAATTAAAGTCCCCCATGCTAATATGGACTTGAGGTCCGCCAGCAGGTTGCATTCCATACATACGCTGAACAGGTACATTCGCCATAGGATGATTGTTTCCAACGTACCCACCAGAAGCATAGCCCTTTTCGGCACTTTTCATTAATGACATCAATGAGGTAATACCTAAACGACTTGTGGCTTCTTTTGTGAAAACAAACTCACCTTTATGGACAACACCTGCAGGTTCATACTTATCACCTGCCCCTGTAAAACCACCACGTGCAAAGCCCGGCTTAATACCTAAGAAGTTACCAAAGCTAGTACCACCAAATGCTGCTGTCATCGCCTTTAGTGCTGCAGCCTTTATCAGCATATCGGTAACCATCCGAGCAAACGAACGCCCAAAATCACCGAAATTAGCCTTGCCTGTCATAGCCCAATCCGTGAGAGAATTAGTCATCCCAACAAAAGCAAACTGCGAGGCTTGAGCGACTTTTCCATAAGTGTTGGTTGCGTCTTCTTCAAACTCCGCAAAGCCCTTTTTGATACCGTCACGCCAGTTTCCCCGAAGTTCATCCTCCTCACGGTAAAACTCTTCTAACTTGGCTTTTTGCTCAGGTGAATCCGCCTTTTCTAATGCGATATTACGCTGGTATTGTCTATCGGTTAATCCTGCGCTGCCTTTTAAAGCCTGAATACGATTCTCAATCTCTTTAATCCGTTTAGCTCTTTCCTCAAGCAGCTTGTTTTCACGGTTTTGCTTTTCTAAAGCATCACCTTTTACTGCAAGTTCACGCTGACCAGACAAAATAGACTCACGTCTCATTAACAGTGATTTTTCATCAGTCGTTAATTGACGCTCACCTTTTTTAACGATCCTATCCAAGATAGTGAATTGGGCCTCAGTAAGCATAAGTTGCTTACGTTCGTTACTCACAATGCGGTCACCTGTTTGTGAGAAATCACGAGCCACTTTTGTTTGTGCCTCGAGTGCTAAAAGCTGCTTTTGGAGATCTTCATCGTGGCGGGTACCATAATCAGGGCGATATTCCTTACCTTTTGGAACACGCTTATCCTTAAATTGTTCCTCAATTCCCCTTTTATAGGATTCAATTTGTTCCTGTGTAAAAAGTGCTTTCCGACCTTCTTTAGCATCTAGCTTATTTTCTTGAATTAATTTATTAAGCTTTTTGTACTCCTCATTTCTCCTCTCAGCTGCTGTCTGCCCCCGTTTGACGCCAGCGTTAAAGGTCTCTTGGTTCTTAATCGCCCTTTCTTCATCTTGTCGAGCTAACCGCCCTTGTTCGATTCTTAATCCCTCTGCCGCCCAAGACTTATCAATAAGTTCATAGGCTTGTGTTTTTAGCTCAACATCACGCTCAGCATTAGCTAAACGTTCGGCATCTTGTTTTGTATTTACATTGTTTCCCTCATACCCTTTAGAATAACCGAGAGTTTTCTGTAATTGATTATACTGTTTTTGAGCTTGCTGAAGTTCAGTAAATGCTGTCTGCCTTTCCAATGCAAGACCAGGGTTTCTACCCACACCTAGCATGGCATCCCAGCCTTTAGTCGCTGCGTTCTCAATCCAATTCCACGCACGCTCTAAAGTACCAAGGTTATCCACTATAGACATTGAGCGCTGATTCATTGCCTCGGCATATGCTTTAGTTGCTAGTTCAGCCGCTTTTTCCGTGCGTCCCTGTGCTTCTGCTGCTGCAATTTGCTCATACTGCTTAGCGGTTAAAAAATGCAACGAGTTATTTAACTCTGTTACCGCTTTAACTGGATCATCTTTAAGACGTTTAAAGTGCTCAATCGTTTTATCAATATCCTGCCCAACTGCTTTTTCCATCTTCGCAGAAATATCAGCAACAATACCGACTTGATTGCCTGAAAACGCACCAGAGCCAACCACTTTCGCTAATGCATCGGCCATACGATATTGCGTAATACCATTACCAGAAAGCTGTTTAGCCAATGAATCAAGTTGCGAAGCGGTTTTTCCTGCATAGCTCCCCGTCAAAATAAGTTGCTTATTGTACTCAGTGAATTCTTGGGACCCTTTATAGGTAGCTATCGCCAGTGCGCCTGCTGTGCCCACCAGCCCAAACATCGCAATGCGCATTGGTGTAATTAATGACAACACCGCTTTGAATGAATTTCCAACTCCACCAAAGGAATCTTTTATTTGCCCACCTTGCTGAACCATGACCAACCAAATAGGCATGCCTGAAGCCAAAGAGGTCACAATATCGGTCATTTGCATTGGTAATTGACGCATAGCATTACGATACTGCCCTAATGTAATAGCACCATTGCGGTAGGCCTGATCTTGCTGCTTTAACTTCGCTAAATACGGCTCTGCCTGTTGGCTCACACCTAATTGAGCCGCTTTCATTTGCAGCAATTCAGATTTTGTTTTACCTATTGCGTCCGCTTCATTTTTTAACGCTTGAATAAAGCTTTCTTTGGCTTGAACCTCCCTCGCTTCTGCGACCGCTGCTACTTGCTGCTCTCTGGCTAACTCTCTTGCCGCTTGCGCCGCTTGTTTTTGCTCGGAAGCTAGCCTTGCTGTGCGTTCTTCCTGCTTTTTCATCTGGGTAATAATGGGGGCTGCTTCTTTTGAAATCCCCATCTGAGCAGCTTTGTACGACAACATTTCTGTTTTACTGGCACCGTACAGAAAAACTTGCTCATGCATTTTTCTTAGGAAGGAATCCTTTAGAACAGAAAGTTCTTTTTCAGCGACAGATAATCCACTGGTACGACTGGTGATATCTTCAAGTAATGCCTGATACCGCTCGGTATCAATATTGCCTTTTTGGTATGTTTGGGTCAGATTATCTCTGATTGCGGTCAGTTTTGCAGTTGAACCCGATACTTTTTCAATACTTTCAATTTGCCTCGCAAACGAGTCAGCAACTTTTGTATTACCTGATTCCGTCTCTCTTACCGCTTTTTTAATCTGATTTTCCAGTATGGCAAAATGCACACCACTAATTCTTCCACTTTCATACTGCCCATTCAGTTTTTTCAGAATTTCTGCAAATTGATTGCTCGCATCACCCGCTTTCTTTATGGATAGAATTTGGTCTCGCAGTGATGAGGCATTTTCCTTGAACTTCGCATTCATGTTATCAACAGAAATAACCGTTTCTCTTTGTATTTTGGTTAACTCAAAAATAGAATGGGCTACCGCCTTGTGTGCTGGTTCAGACTGCTTAAACGTACTATTTAACTCATCAACGGATTGATCTGTCCTGCTGGCGGCTTGTTGTAAATCATTTAGCGCTTTAGAACCTTTTTCGAGTTCGCTAGTGCTGACCTTAAATGAAATACTGGCTATTTCTTGTGTCATAACTTTCCTCGGGTACAAAAAAACCACCCGAAGGTGGTTATGTGTGACTATTAATGATTATTACATCGACCATTTTAGTTTATTGGGCTCGTACTTAAATTGCATCATGCCTTTGCCTAAAATAGGAAGCTCTATATATAGGATTTTTGCGCCAGATAATTCTGTTGAAAAATTACGCATTCCAATAACAAATCCCAAAAACTGATTTTTTTTATCGAGTTCAAATAATAATTCTTTAATTTCGCCGCTATCAGCTTTCATTAGTCCAGAACAGATATCCCCTACTTTGCAATCAAATTCAGCGCCATTTAGGGAAAAGTGAAAGTTATATGCTTCTTTGTTATTATAGCCTTCCGCTATTAACGTTATTGCTACACCTTCATTATCCTTCTCTGGTGCTAAGCTTGCAAAGTACTGAGTAGTTCCTCGCATTTCATCAACTTTCTCAGAATACTTCCAGTCAGCAACAGCCCCAAACCCAACAGAACAAAGCAAAAATCCTAATAATAGTTTTCTCATCACGCCATCTCATCAAGTAGTTTCAGTAATGTTAGCTTAGCGAGGGTGCAAATTGAAGCAAACAAAAAAACCTGCCGTAGCAGGTTGGACACATTAATAAATTGTTCTAGCTTGTTACAACCCACCAGCTGGTGGAAAATAAAATTAGAGTAATAAAAACCCACCGAAGTGGGTTATTTATAATTTGATAGAGCCTCTAATATAAGACGCTTATTTCTTCTGGTCATTGTTTTGCTTCTTTCCGTAGCTAGATACACATCTCTCATGCAATACGAAGCAACCTCGCCAACATAGACTTTCGAATAATCGTTCTCTATTCTTCTCTTTATGTCACATAAATCAAACGCTTGATGAGCATCAATACACGACACGTAAGAATCCCAAGATAAAAAATTATGGTCATCTTTCAGAATATCAACCTGACACTCTAAGAGGTCTTGTTTTGACCTAATGTATGGGTGGATTTCTGAATTAATAACAAAGACTAGAAGTGGCTCACAGCAACAAACAACAAGATATTTATTCTTAGGGGGAGTGGTGAATTCACAATGCAGAAAAAGAACATCAGATACCTTTATCTCTTTCTGCTCTGCAAAAGATGCTTTAAATGAATCAGGGAAGCAATCACCTAAAGACATTATCTCTATGCGCCAACCGACAAATAATCTAGGAGCTCTTTACGACCACTACACTCTTTGGCTAGTGACATAATTTCCATTTCTCCATTTTCATCAGCACTCTTCCATGCCAAACCATGACTCTTGTATCTAATTTTACCAAATGATAGATGTCCAATATCATTGATGGATTCATCTATACATTCTAAGTCTGAATCGCTAAATACGTCATCATCATACGAACGCAGCGGTTTTACATTCATACTTTCAACATCTAGAGACTTCAAGACATTCCCTACATCTAAGTCAGCAGGAACTGCATATGAAGTTTTTTTAGCTAATTTGATGATATCATATGCACCACTAGCAACAGGACCATCTTTCATTGCAATATAAGTATCACCAGTAACAAGTCGTCCGTATCTCTCGAGGTGCTTCAAGTCAGCAAAGTAAAGAATTTTAATCACATGATAAATATCAGGAATTGGTGCTTTAGAGGCAACATACAGAATGGCCTCAAGAGCCTTTTCTGAATCAAATTTTATGTTTACCATTTATTTCACCTATGACCGTTTATCAATTTGATAAATATAACCAGTGGTTATAATGTAAGTTAAGTTACATTAAGTCAACAGTTTTGCTTGTATTTTACATTGCCATACGTATAATTCGCGCCCCGCGAGATTGCCACGTTCCACTTTGCGCTGCAATAGAAAGCTATTTCTCAATGCAAATATAAACGTTAAATATCGCAGCACAAATAACTGTATAAATAAACAGCTTTGATTATTTAGGGCATTGACGCCCTATTTTTTATGGATCAATTCTAAAGCTTTTGACTCCATCAATTGAATATCTTTCATCACGGTTGCCAGATCACAAATACCGTAAGCACTGGCCAGCATAGGGATAACGGTATAATCAATCCCAGTAGGACCATCCATACTGACCCGCCATTGTGTTGATAGCGCTTGGAATAGCGTGACTGAAGCTTCAATATCTGGGGTAACCTCAATGTCATCATCATCAAGATCCCCCAGCAAATCTAATTCAATCGCTGACAGTGGCTTACTGTAAAGTGCCTGCGCAACCGCTAGGAGTTTTTTTCTCGAATACCTAAGAGCGCTTGGCGATAGGAAGTAAAAATTTCGAAAGCTGCCCCCGGGTAGTTATCGAAAAATTCTGCCACATTATCGTGGTTAAACTCGCGATCTTTAAATCCCCACCCTTTCGCAATTTGAAGCAAGAATCCTGTATCGGTTAGATCGTCAGCTTTCCCCATCTCATCCAGTTCACTCATTTTCTTGTGAACGAATACAAACGGTAAATCACCTTGTTTACCGTCAGGTGTTGTGATTTTGACGGTGTGTTCAAATGTTGGTGTTGGGTTATAAGTTAACTTAGCCATTATTCGCCTTTTCATTAATTGTAATAACTGAATTGACTGTCACATCGTCAACAGTGGCAGTGATAGTCACTTTGCCCGCGGCTTTCAGTGTGACTTTACCTGCGGTATTCACAGTCGCTTTTGCGGTATCAGAGCTCTTCCATGTCGCATTCTGATTGGATGCATTAGCAGGTGTTAAGGTGAGGTTGAGTAAAATCGCCTCTCCCACAACACCTGTGGCAATCGGTTTATCAATTGTGAGCTCAGATACCGGGATTACTTTGCGTGGGCGTAGACAGACTGTTTAGAACGCAAAGAGAAGCGAACGGTCGTTGTTTCAATTTCGTTCACCGCCGTATCAGGGATTTCTTTATACGAGGTCGATGCCAAATAATAGCGATCTTGTTCGGCTCGTTTATTATAAAAACGCACAGCCACCAGCGACTTACTTTCATCATAACCCAGTAATAATGCATGATGTTTAGCATCGGCGTTATAGGCTAATGTGTAAGTAATGATGTACGGGTTCTTAAAGGTGTCAATGCTGATTGCCTGATCATCCTCAAGAAACTGAATGCTGGTGGACTGCTGGTCGCCCCCTTCAATGCCCACCGTCGTCACACGCTTGATTTGTGTCCAACCCGTGACCTTCTTGATAGTGCCCATTGCTTCTTCTGCTGGATATTTAGATTTATCCGCACTGTCAAAGCCTTCAATGGTGATATTGCTGGCCGCAACCGTTTTAACCCGTTTAGGGCCATTTAAATTACTCCAGCTGTCACTGATGATCACAATATCACCCGCTTTAATATCGCCCGCGCTTGCAACAGTAAGAACAACCTCACTGGCATTCGATGCGGCAGTAATCGCGATTGCTTCACCATATCCACTGGAAACCGAAACAGTAGAACCATTAGGAATGCTATATTCCGCCATAATGAACCTCTTTATTTATGCATAAAAAAACCGCCAGTTGGCGGTGTTATCGAACTGAATCACATCGATAGGATGTGCGTATGGGAATGGTGTAGTGAGTATCCCCCACTAGAGGGGGTAATTGATTTGGCTCACTATTGAGATAAAGGGTTTTGGTCAATGTGAGCCCGTTCTCAAGCTGAGTTTTAATATTATCCGCAATCAGGCTTAATTGTTCGTCACCGCTCCCCACCTTACCCACAATATTAATTTGAATGACCCCTTTTAAAATCGGCATATCGAGCGCTAGTCCCATATTCTCCGTTGCCGCTGGCAAAATATGCATTTGCAGATAAGGGGAGTTAATTTCATCAAAAGCCATATTAGGCCATGCCACCTTTAACCCCACTTGCTTCGCAATCTGAGCCACCAGCGCACGTATTGACTGATTAATTTCGGATTGCTTCATGATTTCACCTCAGCCATCGCCTCTCTAAAGAACTGACTCACATTCTGTGCAGTGATAGCCACCATGCCATTCGGGGCTTGCTTTGAATGGCCCATTTCTAACGGGTAAGCATAGGGCACATTATTGGTAAAGTAGATAGCACTCATGCCTACCTTGAAGTGCTCAAGTACGTAATTTCCCATAGAGACGGTCATACGACCTGATTTATCAATTCGTCCTGTCTCACCGTCCGCAGGTGTATCAAACGTCACTTGCCAATTTCCCCGAAAACGCCCACCGGTATAACCCGAAGGGGCGTTGATATCCATGGAGTCATTGATACGCACGCGCTTTTTTAACTGGCGTTTCTTCGGGGTAAGGTTATTAGGGTCTTTCCTAAGTTCTTCATTGTGTTCAAATACTGCTTGGTTATAACTGACTGCCGTCTGGTTGGCTTCCCAGAGTTCAGGATTACCGACAGGTGACATTTGAACCAACTGAGCCAAAATTTTAAACCCTGTTTTCTTAACCACCGCTTCCATGTCTGCTTGGGCATTATCAACAAACAGGTTAATTGAACGCATAAACGATTGTGACATGTCACGCCCTCAATTGAGATTGATAGCAAATTACGAGTTCAGCAGGTTTAATTGGGTTAGGCTCTTGTACACGCAACCATACGCCGTCAACGAATACCCGATCCCCTTTTTGAATAACCGTGTCAGGTGAAAAGACCATTTTGATATCCGTCGCCAGAATAAGCGTCCCGTCAATATCATGAGGTTTGTATTGCACCTTAACCCCTGTGGCGAGAAACTCTGTTTCAGGCGCGTGGTGCTCTTTTCCCGTATCATCATCAACCCAATGCTTGCCATCCCGTTTAACTGGGTATGAAGCACCGTATTTCTTCAGCATTCGCAACGCTGTGTGGTGACCACGCTGATAGATATTCATGGCTACCTCATTGCAAATGTATTAATGGCAAACCCCTCAGAGATATCAATCAAGCCCGATAACAAACCTTTCAACCAAGCGAAATTTGGTGCGCCTGTATTGGTACCTTCCGCGTATTTCAAGTCAATTGCGCCCTCAATGCGTTCTGCAATGATTTCCCCGCCTAAAGTGGGTTGCAGGTCGTTTTCTTGGGATTCAATCGCTAAGCGGCATTGGGCTTGGATAACTTGCTGGGGGATAACCTCACTTGAAACCGCAATACCATCGCGAATTAATCCCGTACGTGGAAAAGAGAGCGGCTGATGAACATCGGTTCGCTTGCCTAACCACTTTTGAGATTCGAGATAGTCCATGGCCACAATGAGCAATCCTTCTAATCCCTCATTAGGGAGCGTTAACTGCCTTGCTGAAGCATAGGCCTTTAAATCCGCTACGCTAGCATAGCTGTTAAAGGTCAGGGAGGTTTTATCTGAATCAATCATAAGCCCCTCAAAATAAGAAAGGGGCATTACACCCCTTTAAGTTATTCACCACTTTCAGGTGGCTTAGCCGTAAATGTAATTTCATCCGTTGACTGAGTCACTCCATCGACTGTTGCCGTGACAATGAATTGACCTTCGGTATCCGAGGTCAGTTTCACTGTCGCACCCCCCGCTTTGCCCGTCTTAGAAGATGTCACACTCAAATTACCCCCCGTTGTTGACCAATTAACGGTAGCCCCCTCAACCGGTGAGCTTCCCTTGGTATAATTGAGTGTAACGGTCACAACATCGGCACTGTCAGCGATAGCGGACGTTTTATCCGCTGACAGAGTTACTTTCCCGCTTCAGTGGTCAGTTTAATCATCACACCTGCTGTCATCTTGTCGCTCTTAAAATGCTTCTTCCAGTTACCTTCTGTACCGAGTTTAGTTAAATCAGGGTTCTCACCCTTCGTTTCATCCCAGCTATAGCCTAGAACACCCACATTTACCGTGCCCTCACCACGATAGCCAATTTCCAAGTTTTCCTTATCATTAATGTTAAATGAGCGGAAAGTCGGCTCTTGAGATTCGGTGATAGTCACCGCACCAGGAACAAGACCAAAGATAGCATCCACTGGCGCGGTATCTGTCACTAGAACAGGTTTACCCAGCGTGCCGGGCTGACCACCATAGATAACCACACCCGCTTCTTCATACACTTTGTTATCAATAGCCTGATCAACAATGTCAAAATAGGTCGTTGAGTGCATGACAAACAAATTAACACGGTTGAATTTATCACCGTATTTGCGTAACCCTTTGGTCAGTGTCTTCTTGCCATCGGTCGCAATATCTGCCGTGACAACCATTGCTTTATTATTCCCGATAGCTGCTGCCAATGCCGCTAGCGAGTATTTAATGTAACCCTCTAAGGAAGCATCTGCCGCATCGGTACCCACCAGCTCTGAGAACTCAGAGACATCGCGACCACGGCGTTTAAATGCCTCTTCGGTTGTTGCGTAAGGACCGTATTTCCACGGCGCTTTAACATCAACCGATTCACCCGCACCGATTTTTTTACTATCCACTTTTTCCGTTGAGTTAACATCACGGTGCTCAATGGAGCCGCCGATTTGATAGAAAGCACGTTTACGGAAATCACCTTCAATAAACAGGTTATCCAGTACAATGGCCCCATTCGATGCTTGGTTGAATACCGCTAAATTATCTTGGCGACGCTCTAAGAACGCGGTTTGTGCCAAATCGTTATAAATCACTAAATCACTATTCACTGTTGTTGTCATTGCTGCCTTTCCTTACTCTTTTGGAAGTCTTAAATAGGTGTCACGGCCATAGCGGCGAATATATTCAGCCTTTTCGCTGGCGGACATTTGAGAACGTTTAAGGTGTGCGCCACCTTGCTTATGCTTCCCTGCATCTGTACCTGATGCTGCTGGGAATAAGTGCGGTGCGCTTTCTTTCAGGGATTCAATCCATTCAATAGGGGATAGCTGTGTTCGGCCATCTTTGCCCATGATTGGATTCCCATCTTCATCAACAGCGACGGCCTGACCTTCGTCGTTGATTTGAAAAATGCCTTTGGCACGTAGAATTAAATCTTCTTGCGCACTGCTTAATGCGCCCGCTTTACCCGCCGCTGAACGAATTTCATCGCCCAACACACGTGCGCGGAATTTATTGGCAAAAGCTTCTGCTTTTTCCACGCGGGCATTAGCCTCTTTTAACTGCTTATCTGTATCGCCACGCATGCGCTCGGTACGCTTATTAATGACTTCATCAATCTTGCCATCGGCAATGAGTTTGGCTTCTTCGTCATTTTCAAAGCGTTTAAGCATCCCTTTCACCGTGTCGGGATCAATACCATCAAAGCGCTTCAGGTTATCGCCTTGCTCTTTGATTTTGCCGAGTAACTCGGTGTTCTTGGCTTTTAGTCCAGACACTTGCTGGTCGATAAGGGTTTGAATTTCAGGTGTGATTTCGGGTGCACCACCAGCACCGCCCCCTTTATCCTCACCACCCGCCTGTGAATAGTATTTGCGTTCGATATTCATGAATAACATGTGATTCCCCTTGGGATTGAATGCGCCTAGCGCGTTGAGTTAGTTCAGCCCTCAGCTGAATTTAAGCCATAAAAAAAGACCTACTAGAGGTCTAATATTGAATACTTGAATGAGTTAATGATGCCTGCGTTTAACCACATCAGGCGAGGTGGTCTATTACCCCCCAGTAACAAATCAGATATACTTTGGCTTCCCCAGTGATAAAAAGGACTAAATCAATGTCTAAAAAGGTTATTACCGATCATAACCCAGTAGAGAGGGTCGCTTTTGATATGGCTTTAGCATTAGCCGCTAAGCAAAGCTCAATTAAAACGCCTGAGCAACTGATGGCTGAAATTGAGGCGCTTTACCCAGAGTGCTATGAAGCTGCTGATAAGCAAAAAAGAAAAGAAACCGAGCCACCACCAAAGGATCTGTATTTTAACAATTAGAAACTTTATCTTCGATCACCTTACGCAATTCGCTAAGCGGCATACTGTAAATAAACGCCTTGCCGCTTTTTAACACCAAATGCCCCTCAATACCGTGATAGCCTTCTTTTTCATACATATGACATATTGAGTCTTTATTAATGACATACTCAATGCCTTCATATTCTAACGTGAGAAATTGACTCGCTTCATTCACCATAATTACCCTCTGTCACTGATAGCCCGCCTCTCTAAATGCCCGTTCATCCAGCGCTTTTAATTCAGATAACAGAATAAATTCGCCTTTATCGGTATAAAACTCAGAAGGAGCCATGCCGCCCTCTTTCATCAACCTAAACCGCACTTCACCAAACACTTGGCGCTGTCGCCATTCGGGTTGCCTTTGGATCCACTCTAAATACGTTGTTTTAACAGGAACTTGCCCATCCATTGACGCACGTGTCCCATCATCCATTTCATCCGTATCAATGCCTAAATCACGCCACGATTTAAGAATGAGTGTTTCCGTTGAGCGGCATCCCCAATGGGTTTTGCCAGGGCCGCGTTTATAGGGAACCTTATGGCCAATCGGATGACCGTTTAAAGTATATTTCAGCCTGTCACGCACAATACAATCATGAGAGGTTTTGTTATCCAGTGTTGAAAGCCACTGTTTGCAATCAATAATGTCTTTATTGGCGTCCACTAAATGTTCACGTGCAGTGGCTTGCACATGATTGATAGCCGTTTTGGCTAGCGTGGTTGCATTTGCACGACTCATCTGTAATGCGCCGTCTTTATAATTCTGCTTCGCATGACCACGAATTTTTCGCCCGATTTGAACGGCGCTATCCCCATTGAGATAACCATTACGCACGGTATTGCTGATACGGGTCATACGGTCTTTTTCTAGCCCTGATGCCCACTCAGACAATAACTTCCCTTGGAAAGGTCGAGACATCGCTGAGGCGTATAACATCTCCTCGCTGATCCCCATAAAGGGATAATGGCGTAATACTGCATCAGGCAGCAGCGCATTGAACAGGGAGGGATAAAAACTGACTTCATGAAAAGCATACGCCTTCATTTCATCCGATAAAAACGCAAATGCCCGTTCTATTGCTTGACCATTAATTCGTTCGACGCTGGACAATAATGACTCCAACCGCCTAACCGTAAAGCTATTGATATCAATGTCAGCATCATCGAGCGCAGTAATTAATGTTGCTGTGAGCTCAGCGTCGAACTCATTCAATACCTTGACCATACGTTTAGCGACGCTGGTGGAATATCGACCTGAAAAGAGCGAATGAGCTATTAACTCATCCATTAACTGCGTATTCACGGATATCACGTTTCACCTACCATCGTGGGCTGCTGGGTATTCAGTTCATCCACCACCACCTCAATATCATCTGAAGGGTCGATAACATCGTATTTTTGCAAACTACGGACTAAGTCAGACTTACGTATTGCACTGGATTGCCATGCGGAAACTATTTCGCGGATCATCGCACTGTCCGCGATGTGGTTAACGAGGTCTTTGTTAATCTCAAACGAAATGTCCGTCGTATCTAAACCTAAATATTCAGCACACCACATTAGCGCTTTACTAAATGCATCAGAAACGTTTGAACAGCAAATACTCAGAATGGAAGTTTGGGCATTCTGTTCACCGACAGACTGAATAACCGTTTTGACCTTACTATCCGCAGAAACCAATTGAGCACCCAGCGCAACCATGTAATCACGCTTACTGTCCATCGCCTCTTTAGCCAGCATGTTAGGTTGTGCTTGAGCGTAACCAAAAAAGCCATCTTTAGGCAGCATAACGGGTGAACGAGAGCCCACAATAACCCCTGTTTTCTCTAAATGATCCCGCCACGTGGTATCTAACCCACCAAGGTATGGCTGAACTTGGCCACAAAAGAAAACAGAGTCCTCATAATCTGCCGAATTTCGATAATGCCCTAGGTTAATCTTTGCCAGCCCTAACAAGGGGGCTTCATCAATAGTGTGGTCATTATTCTGAGCACCGATAAACGTAAACGGGATTTCCTCCCACGCACCATTACCGGCACGCTCAGGGATGTATTCAGAATCGATTTGAAATACGCTTTGCCCTGCTGCCTTGCGATAAACACGGCAAATGAAATGACCGTCTTCAATGGCTAATACACGGTATTGAACCGCATCCTTAAAACCAAACCCGTCCTCTTCTTCCACCGTTTCACGCAATACCACCAGCGTTAACATCGTGCGCCCATTAATACGCGCTGTACGCCAGTTAATGATATCTTCAGCGCGATATTGGAATATGTACGGGAGTTTCGAATCGCTGTTGTAATCGACGTACAGACCATGCCGACCGACTTCTAATACTGACTCAAGTGAAGACTGAGCCAATTGATAGATACTTGAACCCGCCCCGTCAGCATCGTCTTTTAAACACGACAGCTTTTCGATAACGGCAACTAAGGGGTCTTTTTTAAACGCCATGCCTATCATACCGTTTCGGGTATTGCCCGTTATGGGGTAAAACACGGCCCTGTCTTGATAGTCTTTGTTACGTTTCTTTTTACGGGCATCATCCTGCTCGACAAGTTCGGGCAAATAAGTGTTTATATCCTCGCCACCTCGACATACATCACGGACTAACTTCCATTGAAGCGCAACCGCTTTATATTCAGGGCGAGTAAAATCAACGTTGTTTGTACTCATTAGAAGGTTGTTCCTAAATTAATGCCAAAGGCTGGACGACTCGGTTTATGGAGAACGCGATAGCGTGTACTATCCCAGTCATGATCTTCTTGCTCGGTATCTACATCATCAGGGTTTTTAGAGTCTCGAACTAAAACAGGAACTCGACTGATCCAGCCTCGGCAATAGTCAAAAACATAAAATGCCGCCTTTTCTGGTGTGCCTGACTCTTTTTTCTTACCTTCAATCACCGCCTCGAGCATATCGGCAAAAAGTGATGCACCGTTAATACGGGAACCAGGGTTTTTATTCGCTTTCATCCATTCGACACCTTGAGCCTCCATTTTTTGTGCAATGGAGTCCTCGTCATCGTTAGGGGTATAGATAGAATTATCTGCAGGGCCTTTAATCACCTTTTTACAGATATTGGGCATAATATTCATTTGCCCCTGTGTAATACCGTCTTGAACTATTTCACTAGGGATAACGCTATCTAAGCCAGCTAAGCGCTCATCAATCCATTTAATGCCTTTGGCAACATTGGTTGATGACATATTCAGCCCTTTGTTGAGTTCATCAGGCGGGCACCCGTACCACTCACCAATCAAAATTAACGTCCCTGCTGGTGGGCAAAACTTACGGCCATCGGGTAAGGTGGCTTCGGTACCATCCGATTGCGCCCACCACAAGTTAGAAAATGGCTTTGACTCCCCCCAGTCATGGGAGCGGTCAACAATCCAACTGTCGGGGATCTGAAACGGCTTAATAACGTGGTGTGTTGCATTCCAAAGATGGTCAAAACGACCACCGCTCGTCACATCCCAAGAACCCTCCACCCACGCCTTTTTACGGTTTGGATCTTTAATGCTCATGAGTGTTGCGATGTATTGGGGATCTAAGTACGGGTTTTCTTTAAATGAACCGTGGATAGCGACGCGAGTTAATGTGATTTCTTCATCACGCTCAGTTTGTGGGTTAAACACTTTCTGTGTTTCCCGAATAACGGTTCCTCGTGGCTTTGGTTCGATAAAACGCTTTTTCACCCACGTATGACCAATACCAAACGGGTTTGTCGTACTGAAAACCTCAAGCGGAATAGGCTTTAGTAATGTGCCATTTTCAAGGGGGTAATCTTTTGGTCTAAATGATGAGCGTCGACAAGAGAACATTGCCTCGTAGAAATCGGGTGATTTTTGCTTGGTTAATTCGTTAAAACCAATAAAGGGAAATTCTTGTCCATGGTAATCCCAATAATCATCCGCTTCTTTACCAAAACGAAAAAGTAACTCTTCGCCAGTTGGCCATACCCAGCGCAATTCAGACGCCGAAGCAAGAAAGCGTGCGCCATCTTTAAACAACCGGTACATACGCTTTGATTGCGTGATGATGTCGGCAAGGTTTTTGTATTCCGTATCAAATATGATACCCCGCCAAAATGAGCCATAACCAATACCCACATTGCGCCTAAAACGGGCAAGTTGTGCCGCTGTCTTACCGGGGCCTCGCGTGCCTTCATAAAGTATCTCGTTACATGGGCAACTTAAGGATAACGACTGCGAACCGGCTAAAGGCTTCCAAACTACGTTGTAATTCATTCACCTAATACCCCGCCCTGTTGCTGTTGTGCGACTTTCTCCCAATCATCCACGCTGTCACAAGCAGGAACAGGCATAATGTTGTGCGTCGTCTCAACTTTCTGCTCTACCTTGTGTCTGTTGGTATAAACATCCCCACACTCTTTTGCAGCTTGCTCAGCTAATTGTGCAGTTAACGCAAAATTACGCATGCTCTCAGCTTTAACCGCCATTCGGTCTAACATTCTCAAACGGTAGGCTTTATTCGCTATGGGGATGTCTGTTATTTCGGTTTGGAATCGTTCACGGGTTTCATTAAAAAGCTCTACCCACTTTTTCGCTAATTTACGCCCACTTGACTTTGTTGGGTCATGAGATTCAACTTGCTGGCGGCTCACTTTTAACCCAAATTCATTTTTGACGGACTCAACCACTTGAGAGGGGGTGTCATAGCAGGCAAGGGATTGAATAATATAAATTTTAACCTCTGATTTTAACGCTGCCATAATCAATACCTGTCAAAACTAGTCAAAAATTTAAGCCAGTTTCATTAAACAGGTTCCGCATGCTCTAGATATATTCAACCTAGCCACTTCTGGCTTTTCGCTTGCGGCATCAATGATTGCTTGAACCTCTTCACTAGCGCCATATCGACGAACAACGCCGACAAATTCTTCTACATCATGCCCTCTTAATTTCAGCTTAGGCATACCGTCCTGTGTGAACTTGGGTGCGCCAAATTCATCCATGTCTTGTGCAATATGGTAAAGCTCATGCTCAATCAATGCACAAAACTCGGCATCCGAACATTGAGCGCAGTAATCAGCAGCTAATGTGATAACAAACTTAGGTATGCGACCAAACCATTCATACATTTGTTGTTCCATTCTGGCTTTCTGCCAGCCACCAGCACGCATCATGACTTCTTCACATTGACCTAGTACATACCGACCTTTCTTACTAAATGAGTTTGAGGCCCACATAAAACAAATATCCGCATCAATTAAGTGAATATGATCAGGATTATGAATATCACCGTCATCGTTGAGTAGGTGTTGCTGTACCCACTCATTAATTTCAGGGGTGGGGACTATTTTTATGTGCGGGGAAAATGCTTCGATAAACTCATGAGGTGGATATGGCCTAGCAAATGCGTCATCACTCATAACTTCCTCAATAAGAATATTTAACTGGACATATCAATATATTTTCGGGATCCGTTGTGAAACTAAACCATGAAAACCTATATAAAACTCTATCAACGCCACTCAGTGAATGACGTTTGTAGAATTTTATAAATCAAGTGGTTCTTTACGTTGAATTTCAGCGCGAACTTGCTCTATAGCATTCGAGCTCGCTATCTCTGAGTTGGCTTGCGTATGCTGAATGGCTGTAATTGAAGAGTGTAATTGATTAAACTCGGACTCAACCTGTTGCTTAAACTTTTCGAATTCTGACCGCTCACGAGAAATAACTTCACTTTTTCGGCTAATTTCAGCGGAGGATTCAAGAATAGCAACAGCAGATTGTTGCTCACGGCTATCATTAACGCCTGTGGTTATTTCAAACCGCGCTTGCTCTACGCCCTTTTTAGTTTGTTCTTCTACTGGCTGCAGTACCATTTTCTCTATAGTGCCATTCTCAATAAACACATCATTAATGAACACTCTGCCAGAAGAAACTGTAAACACAGGTTCTAAACACCCTTTAGGGTTGAATATACCAAAATCCATTGTAAAGCCTTGCTGAGCTGGCTGTTTTAATCCAGTGCTCACCATCAGCTCTTCAATGCGCTTTAGCTGCGCTTCCAGCTTATCTAAGTCAGTGCTATCGACTGATATCTTTATAGATAGAGTGGCTATTTCTTTTTTATCTGACATGACTGTCTCCATAAATGAAAAAGCCACCAGTAATTAGCTGATGGCTGTGAACCTTTACAAATATAATGTGGCTATTATTTAAACAATGGCGTACGTTGGATAAGCTCGTTTAACAAGCTAATACTAGCAGCGAGCATGCATGACACGTCTACTCGGACAAAATATAATAAGACATAAGTAAGCCTAGAATATTCAGACCCTCATTAGACACGTGGGTCTATTTTTTTCCCTTTCAGCTTCAATTAACCGTATTGTTTTCTTGTCTAAAATATCCACTTACAGAGATAAATCAGACCTTCAATGACTCCCCACCCAAGCAGCGCACATACAATACCGAAGACAAGGAAAGCTGGTGCGTATGAATCATTAGACATAATAGCCCCTTACCTTTTGCATTCAGTAAAGTAATAATCCCTTAAGCCAAGGTATTGCTTTTCGAGTGTTTCAAGCTGTTTAAGGAGATCGAAATAATCTTGTTCAGCGTCTCTCGCCAAGGAGGGGGATCCGCTAGCATCCACGCTGGCGGTGGAACTGTTTTCGGGCTTTGGACATTCGGCTTTGATCCGCAGGCGCTTAGTGCCATTGCTAACATCAATACGCAACTGGTCAATTTCAGCTTTTGCATTTGTGAGTTCCGTTGTGTGTTTAGTGTCGAGTTCGTGAAGGGAGTTAATGCGCTTTTCGTAGTCTTCATTAATAGCAACCTGCTCATTAAAATCACTATTTAACTTAGAGAAACTACTTTCTAACTTAGTGTGTTTATCATTCAACTTGTCAAAGTCATCAGCAACCCACCAGAGCCAAAATAGCAAAATGGCACAAGCGGCCATTAATGCTTTAGTCAGCGAACCCATATCACGACTCTTTCACTGACAATGCAGCGTCACCGATAGGCAGAGGTCGGTTATCAACTTCCACACCTTTAGGCCATCTATAGCCAACAACTCTGGTCAGCGGGAATGATTTGATATTAACCGCATCCGATTGATTCCCGCCTAAAATAAGCAACTTACCATCCACTGTTTTACCTACACAAAAACCAACGTGACCACCGCCAGCTCTATCAAAAATTACTACGCAACCATAGTGAGGCTCTTTTAATACAATACCCCAATCTAAATATGATTTTGCTGCTTCAGGAACCTTGCTGACCGAGCGACTACCGATAATTCCAGCCCGTTCAAGCATCGCGCCAACATAGCCCGCGCACCAAGAGGTTTTGTCCTCCTTAATACCTGACCATTTCATATCTTTCCAATATTGAACAATTTTAGGATTGCTGTTCGGACTAGGGAATCTAGCGACTCCAATTTCTTTTCTGGCTTCGATTAGCCACTTAGGTTCTGTCATTTCTTCACCATAAAAGTAAAAGGCCGCTTAATTAGCAGCCAGATTGATTTGATTCGGGACATTAACTTACTAATGACAACAATTGACATGATGTTGCCACCAGCGGAAAAGATAACGAGGAAAAAGACACCATCAAATACAACATCAGATGGCGCTGACACTCGTTCACCACCTAATGTTTCCCATATCTGGTAAACCCAACAAATAATTAAAACAGTGCCTACGACAGAATCTCTTCGCTTCTCATAACGACAAAGAAATACAGTCGCGGCTGAAACAAGCATGAATGAAATATCAGCAGCATCCAGCGGGTGAACCTCCACCCAGCTTGTTAAATCCGTGAAGATAGTTAAGAAGGTTTCCATTAGTTACCCCCTTTATTTCGCCAATCTTTAATGGCCTGTACGATACTGCTGAAGTTTCGGTCTATTGATGCGGCAATACGGCTAAACAACTTTCTAAGGTTGTCTTTGTTTGCAGCAAGCACCAGAACGGGGATTAATAAGGCCGAAATAATAATGGCTGTTATCTTAGGGCTAATTTCCCATGACCAGACTTGAGCGATAAACTCAGAAGCCTCTTTAGCAATGAGGATCCCCGCACCGAGCGCCAAAATAAAATGGAATATCTTTCGTCGGTTATTATCTTTAGATGCAATGACGGAAACTGAAGCGCCAATAACGGCCCCTAGCACAACACCATAGTCGG